GTGATGAACCATTTCTGCCGGAACTGATTTTCCAAATCGTAAAGACTCTTGACATCGATATCCATCTCGAGCCATTACAAAATTTCTCAACCTTTTCCATCGAGACGTATTCAATGTTTTTCTAGCCATCTCATGCTCCTCTCTTAGGAATTATTCCCTTTGAATTAAACATATCTTATATTCTGTTTAGTTCGCATTTCTTATTTTTTTATTGCTGTAATAACCTTTCTTTAAGTTCTCGAAAATGAACTAACACTTTTCTCATTATGTTTAGTTGAATGTTATAAACCAAAATTAGTCATTACTTTATCTTGTTGATCTTGTCTAATCCCAATATATTTCAACGTAATCGCTGGACTTGAATGGTTAAATAGTTCCATCAATGTAGCTACATCTTTGTTCTTTTTATATTGATGATATCCAAATGTTTTTCTCATTGTATGAGTACCTACATTATCAATTCCACATTCATCAGCAGCTACCTTAATAATTAAGTATGCTGTGCATCTACTAATGTGTTGGTTTTTTCCGTTTCTACTTTGAAATAAATAATGATGTAGAGGTTTCCCTTTTACGTACTCTCGTAATTCTTTTTTTAATACTGGAGTCATCTTTCGTTTTAAAGGTTTGCCTGTTTTTAGTTCTTTGGTCTTGATGTACCATCCTTGAACATCCTTGACTCTTAAATTAATAATGTCGCTGATTCGTAACCCTGAGTTGATACCTAAGAGAAACAACATGTAGTTTCTCTCGCTCCACTCTCTTAAGTAGTCTTTCATGGCTTGGATATCATCTTTATCTCTAATAGGTTCTACATAATTCATGCTTCTCTCCTTTCTCTACAAAGAAAGAGCGTACATATTTGTACGCTCTGACAGTTAGGTTTGGTATTTTAGGGGAATTGTCGTGGAAGGAATCGAACCTTCCTTACGTCCTACACGACACACTTGTTAATAGTCGTCCACACTATCAACTTGTATACACCTTTTTCAGGACTGGCTTCGCTTGTTGTTTCCGCAATCAAGCTGTTTTGTGTTTCTATCCACTGTTTCCACAATAACATTATAACTCATTGCAACTCTTTTAAAATCACAACTTACTTTCATAATTGTCCCAAATAATCAATCAAATCATTTATACCAACAATTTCTTTTCCTTTTCTATATCTTAAAGTAGATCCATTATTATAATACTCGGCAAAATGAAGTTTAGCTTTATCGAGCAATCTATAGAACTCTGTAGATGAATATCCTAAATCCATATATATCGCGATATTACTAATGTTGTTTTTGATATACCTCTCAATCAAAACTTGTCTAAGGTATGGATCAAGAATTTTATTTATTGCACTATCAACCTTGTCAATAAGTTCTAGTGCTTCCTCTTGTCTAGTCATATGGTCTTCAAGTGGATTTCGAATAACGCCTGTATAGCATTTTGGCTCAAATGAATATGTTGGTGTAATCTTACTAACATATTTTTCTCCAGCTATAGCCTTTAAAGTCTTATACTGCTCGAGTATTATAGTTGCGGCCTCGATTGTGGCTTTTTCATCTTGCTTCATTTAACTCCCCCTTAAAACGGCAAGTCATCCTCGCTGAATTCGATTGTTTCTTGCATTTGATTATTTCTAGCTTCTGTGGTTGCTTTGGTTTCAAGTAATGTAAAGCTTTCTGCGATTACTTCTGTGATATAGATTTTTCTTCCATCTTTTTCATAGTTGCGAGTTTGTAATCTTCCTTCTACTCCAACTAAAGAACCTTTTCTAGTAAATTTAGTGAAGGTCTCTGCCGACTTTCCCCAAAGTGTACACCCGATAAAATCTGCTTCATATTCCCCGTTTTCGTTTTTAAATTTTCTTTGAACAGCTACGTTGAACTGTGTGTAAGTTTTTCCGTTTCGAGTAAATTTCAATTCAGGTTGATGGGTTAATCTTCCTACCAGTGCAACTTTATTAATCATTACTGCATCCTCCTAAGTACTTCTCGTGAGCTTTTAAATCTCCTTTTAAAATTCGGCTAACTCGTTTGAATTCTTTAATCGCTTGAGACCTCATAGGTTTAATTCCGTCCTTACGTGCCTCATCTGTTTCTGGAATGTAATATCCAGTTCTTCCGTTTCGTTCTCCGATGATCACAATTCCGTATCGATTAACTAACGTATCAATTACTTTCTTAACTCTACGTTCCGATAGCTTAGTAATGCTTGAAATATCCACTCGGTTAATTCGTCGAGTGTCGCTTACTGGAATTAGTCTTAATACCATTCGTTCTTCTGGACTCATTCTTTCCATTATCCAAGCTCCTTTAAATCAAAAATCTGTTGTAAAACATTGTCTCGTTCTTCTTCATTCAATCCGCCGATGACATCGTTTGTAATCGGTGTGCTGTAATCGATATCCCAATTACCGTTTTTTTCAAACCATAAAACTGCAATTTCAATACCAAAGTATATATAATTGAACTTGATTACACTTGCACCGTACCCGTTAGGAAACTTGTAAATTGTTTGTGGATATCCTAAATCATTTTGTTCTACGATGTAGTCTTTGAATTGTTCACTATATGTTAAATCCATGTTATTCCCCTTTACATTTCCTTAATTGCTTTCGATAATCGTTCTAACCCTTTATTAACTTGTTTGTCCGTTTTCGCTTTTAAAATAGGCCCCGACGGTAAACAGTCCGACGGCGATTTTATTCTAAAGAGTTTTCTTAAAAAAGCGTGTGTTCGATAGTGCTTTACGGCTTTGTGCATAACTACCTCACAACATTTTTTAAAACTTGTTCTATCGTTTGTTGTCGTTGTAGTGCGTTTAAAATTTGTTCTGCCGTTTCTTTTACGTGTAGTTCGCCGTTTTCAAAACCTTCCCCTTGTATCCATGTTTTAACGTTTCCGTCTTCACTTACAGACGTTTCAATACAAGCGATATTATTAACATTTACTGTATATGTTACTTTATCGTCTTTAGCGTATGTTAGTTTAATAAATTTCATTGTTCATCCTCCCACTCCACATCTTTTACTTTCTTATATTCGATTTCGTAACCAGTCGTTTCTAAGATGTATTCTTCCGTAAACCCTTCTTCTAACATAATTTTTGCTAAGTCTATGTTGTTATTAACTGTGCCTATACACCTGTCGTATTCTCCACAGATTGAGCAAGGCTCTGAATCACAATCGGGGTCATCGGTTACATAGACATTTCCTAAGCAGCTAACGTATGCGAATTTCATTTAGTTATCCTCCTGCTTTATAAAATAATTGATTGGATTTTCGAAAACATCATCCTTCATTATTTCATCCAGTAAATCATCAATTTGTTTTGAAGTCAGACGTCTTTCGTTCGATTTTTCTAATTGATAAAACTTTGCTGCATCTCTAGCTGTTGATTTTGCAAACGATTCTAATAATATCGTTTGAGTTCCTATCGATAAATTTTTATTCTTGCATTTTTTAACTACTTTCAATTTATCAAATTTATTTACTGATATAACCCCTATCGTATGATTCTCTAACTTTCTCAAAAACCATGATTCTTCACATATATCGTTATACAATTCTATTGGCATCACAAAATAGTTTTTATGTCCATAAAACGATAACCTAGCATTCGATTTCATATCTGCTAAACTTGATTTGATTTCATAGCAAGTGATTTTCCCATTCGATGTAATTGTCATATAGTCCACAAATTCTTTTTTGTCGGTAACGAATTGTCTTGTTTTTACTCCACCTATCTTTACTTCCCTACAACCATAAGTTCCTAATTTGTTAGTATGTTGAAAGATTAGATATTCAATATGGTTTGTGGTTGATGATTTCATTTACCTATCCCTCACAATCCACGTATAGCTCTTTGATTTCGTCCCCAAACAATTCGATGGCACGTTCGGCATCTTCTTGATTTTTGAAATAACCGAAAGTAGCAAAGATGTCTAGACTAATTGTGCATACATCAGACAATCCATCTTCATTTTTAGCAATACTCCATTTCGCATCGTTAGTATTCCAATCCACCTTCCATTCCCCATTGCATTCGTCTCTGAACGCTTTGAATTGTGTAAGTAGGTTTCTGCGTTTTGCTTCTAATTTGGCTGCTTCCTTCGTTTTGAAGATATTCCCTTGGTTAAACGCCATTTTTTCATAGACCCAATCATCCCAAGAACTATTATTCGATAAACCTCCAGCATCAACAAGATAATATTCATCTCCTTTTTTAAACGGGCATTTCATCTCCCATGTATCTTCCTCTTCATCAGGAATTTCAATATCATTCAATAATTTTGATAATCCATATACGAGACCATTAACCCTATTTCCAAATTCCACTACTGCCTTTTTAAATTCCACCAACGATTTTACGTCTTGTTTTTTTTCTTCCATTGTTATCCT